TCGTTTGCACTTAGGCGAGGTGCAACATCAATCACATCGACTAGGCGCGACTGCGCGGCAGCTAGTGCGCCTTGAATGCTGATGCGTGTATCGGTCACGCTAACGTCCAGGCGGTCGCCGTAGACCTTTGGGGCTAGCTTGGAGGCCCTCCAGCGCATCGAATCGAGAACGACGCGAGCGGCATGGCTATCCATAGTGCCATTGCTTACAGCCTCTTCCACCTCCTCCATGCGATCAAATAGCGTGTCAGCCTGAGCGACTCGCGCGCGCGTGTACCTGATAGCAAAGTCCGGGCAAGCGGCGACCCAGCGCAAAACCGTAGTGAAATGCGGCATTCCCTCATCTTTGCAAACCTGGCGCAAGCTCCGGCCCGTTTGGATTTCAGCCAGCAATTGATCCTGAATTTCTGCGACTTCCTGTACTGCATACGCCATAAAAATAACCTTCCAATTTAATCAACTATTACGCACAAATTTTAGCGCATCGGTTTGCATTTCTGCATCTCCCTAAAGGGAGAGATGCAAAAAGTGCAGAATAACCGCTTTTTTGCCCCCCCTTTGCACTTATGCATAATGCAAAAAAGTGCAAAAAGTGCAAACCATCTAAGGGTTTCCCCTAATGCTTTACTGTCACCTATGTGACTGACTGACTGTAACGAAATTTATTACACTTACATCCAAGCCAATGCAATAGTGCACTGGTGTAACAAAAAGGATAGCGCCATGCGCCAATACACTTTCCAAGTAATCAACAAAAAAACCGGCCAGGTCGATCACGTTCGCGCCACTGCGAAAAACCCTGAAATAGCCCGTAATCAAATTGTCCTGTCATATGGCTTGCACCATAGCATTATGGGCTTGCACTGTAACGTCAACCCTGCACACCATACGTTAGGTGAGATTGATTGCAGTGGCTTTCCTATGTCTGATCTGGCTTGGCTTAAAAGCGAAGCGGCAAAGATCGAAGCCTGACAGTCCCAGCTACTGCGCATTGACAGTGCGCAGTGGCGGGAATTGTCCCGTTAACCCTTGGGGAAAAAATGGAAAACCAAAAAACCGTAGCCTGGGCAACCATGCTGCAAGATGCCGTAACTCAGCCTGGGATCATAAGCTCATGCTACAAGGCATTTCACAATTACAGCATGGGCAACCAAATGCTTGCCTGGTCACAATTGCAAGCCCGCGATATGGGCCTAGCACCGATAGCCACCTACAAAAGATGGTCTGAGCTTGGCCGTCAAGTCAAAAAGGGAGAAAAGGCTATTGCACTGGTCATGCCGGTAACTATCAATAAAAAAGATGGTGCAGGCGAAAAGACGGGCGAATGCTTCCAATGGTTTACCCTGAAAAATAACTGGTTTACCCTAGATCAGACCGAAGGGGCTGATTTTGTCAGTGAGTCAGCAAGCCCAGCATGGGACAAGGCCAAGGCATTAGAAACCCTAGGCATTACTGAAATTCGCTTCGACTCTCCAAACGGGAATTCACAAGGCTACGCCCAGGGTAAAAATATCGCCATTAATCCTGTGGCCGTATTGCCCCATAAAACGCGCTTTCATGAGCTCGCCCATGTGATGCTAGGCCATACCGAAGAACATGCCATGCATGATGATGATATGACGCCAAGGGATATACGCGAAGTTGAAGCCGAGTCGGTGGCCTATATTTTATGTTCAGTGCTTGGCCTGCCTGGTTTGATTGAATCAAGGGGATATATTCAATCATGGCTATCTGGTGGTGAAATTACCGATAAGTCAGCCCAGCGCATATTCGGTGCAGCCGATAAGATTTTGAAAGCCGGTAACTAAAACTATCTGCAAGCCCTTAATTGAGGGTTTGCGGGCTACTTTTGGCCGTTACACATTGGAGAATAGAAAATGCAATTAAACAGCAAAGAATTAGAACGTATTGCCTTTATTCAGGGCAATAGCCTAGCATCACTGTATGCAAGTGCTGATGATGCGGAAAATACTGGCGATGCAATTAATGACGCATTAATACACATTCAGGAATCTAAAGGCTCTATGCCCAATGAAGATTTTTTGCAGCACTTGATTAATCAATGCCGCGCCATGTGCAAGGCACGCATCACAAAATCCGAATTGTCCGCATTCTGTGATGAATTAGAAGAATTGCAAAGCAAAATTTTAAACGACTCTGATTATGGTTTGGACGAATTACGCAAGGCAGAAAAAATACTTAAAGAGGTAACAGCATGAAAACATTTAACTTTTCAGCCAATTGGCTAGATTTTGGCGAATGGATAGCCGACACACAAGAAAAAGCACAAAACACATTCGCAAGTGATGCGGGCTATAAAGATTGGGCCGATATGTGCGAACGGGCCGAAGAATTTGGCGGCAACAGTGTAGAAGTAAAAGAGGTAACAGTATGAAAACCTACACTCTCAACAATTACGAATATCATTATTCGCGCACTAATCGCGTGTGGATTGTGCAAAGCCTATATGACGGCACGATATGGTTTTTTAATAGTAAAAACGACTTAATAGATTGGATTAATTATGATTAAATTTCGCTGGGAAAAAACAAATTACGGGTACAATGTTTGGGCCAAAAAACCAGATTCACGGGCCTACATTTATTTCGGGCATTTTCGCACTAAGAAAAGCGCATTAGATCAATATGATGCGGAACAATGCAATTATGCTTAATAACGCTATGCACCCATTATTTCAGGCCATCTTACGGCCCTACATGCCACCACCACCACCAAAGCCCACACCAGAGGCCATTGACACGGCCATGCTGGCCGATAAGTTAGCGGATGGGTACACCCAGCGCAATATTAAACGTGCTATTAAATTGGAGAAGCAAAATGAAAACCAGTGAACTGACAGATGCCGCCCTTGATTGGGCGGTGGCTACGTGTGAAGGTGCGGAGTACAAAGAGGGGTTTTTATTCTGGTATGACCATGAAGGCGCAAAGAGACAGATTAAACCTTACCCATATTCAACCGATTGGGGGCAAGGTGGCCCCATCATTGAGCGGGAGCAGATCAACATATCCTATTGCAACCCTGCCGCTGGGTGGAGTGCCCAGGGTTTCCGCAACGCCAAGTTCGGCCCAACCCCACTTATTTTCCGCAAAGCCAAGTTCGGCCCCACACCCCTTATTGCAGCCATGCGCAGCTATGTTGCCAGCAAGCTAGGCGCTGAGATTGATGTACCGGAGGGCATAGCATGAGCCAACACTATAAATTTGACCCCGAGCCATATCCTTGGCTTAATTTAGCCCTAGCCTTTGCTATCGGGCTTGGCTTGGCCTTGGCCCTTGTAACATGGTGGAGCGCATGATTATATTTATAGCGGCACTGGTGGCCGCAATCATAGCCATAATCCTCGACCTTTAATCAAGCCCCTAATGGGGCTTTTTTAATGACCTGCTCCCTTGCATCATCAAAGCCCCGTCCGACAATGACGGTGTGGCCGATACCCTCCAGATAAGCTATCCAATCGCGCTGTGCTGGCGACACTGTGCCCCCTGTTTCCCGCTTCATCTCGATCCACAACGACCAGGCTGGCACAAATAAATCCGGTACACCTGCCTGTACCCCCTCGGCCTTCAAGCTGGCGCCCTGGGCCATGCTACGGCCACCACCATTGGGTATTGCAAAGATACGAACGTCCGTGTATTGGCGCCGGAACCATGACACTAAACGCACTTGCTCTAAGTGCTCTGATGGTGCGGTCAAAATGGCACCTCGCCTAACCACTCCGGGCACTCGCCCACGGTGGCCGCAAAGTCGGCTGGAGGCTCCATAAAAAACACAACGCATTTACCCTTGACATCATAGAATTCGCAGCTATGGCAGCACCTGGGCGGGCCTTGGGCAATTAAACGCTTGTAGTCCGTTATAGAGTCGGGTTCGGGGTGTCTCATGTCCATGTCCTTTGTAGTACGGTGAAAAATTTACCCTCGCGCCTAAACTCAATCGCGCTAGGTGGCTGGCCTTCGGTAAGTGTCTGAGCCATTTCGTGCAGTTCGGCGGTTCCATAATCCAGCACCACGCCTGCCTTGTAAGCAATGTCAGCCAATAGCCTTCGGCTTTTTTCTCCGGCATACCCATCGTGGGTCACGGCCAAGTATTCGGTCACTGGTGAGTCACTCAGCCCGCCATAGTAGGTTAACGATAACATTTCTTTGCCACTGGCTCGGCTTATGTGCTTACGCCATGTCCAGGCGGTAACTTCCATATCCACGCCTTCCACGCCCATTATGTCTAGGTTGGACAATTTAAGCGCAGCCTTCACCGGCTCGGGAAACTCAGCGCCGCAAGCTGGGCAGACCCTCACCGATAGAGCGCATATCTCTTGGCAATGGTCGCAGACCTTCACTGGCGCCTCGCCTACCTTGTCACCCTTTTTTGGTGGTGGGCGCACGGCGGTAATGGGGCCATGCTGCTCCACCACGCCCGCAAAGTCTAGGACCATGCAATCGGTTTTCCCCTCGGCTATGCGCAGTCCACGCCCTGCCATTTGGACGTAAAGCCCTGGGGACATAGTAGGGCGCAGCATGGCTATCAGATCAATGCCTGGTGCGTCAAAGCCGGTGGTCAATACATTGGCATTGGTTAGCGCCTGAATGCGTCCTGCTTTGAATTCTTTAAGCATCCGGTCACGCTGGGCTGGCGGTGTGTCGCCGGTCACACAATCGGCAATGATGCCTTGCTCGATCAGCGCCTCTTTGATATGGTTGGCATGGTTCACCCCAGCGCAGAAAATCAGCCATGACTTGCGGCCATGCCCCAAGCGCACTATTTCGGACACTACGCGACTGTTTTTATCGGTGGTGTCTACCTTGGCCTGTAGCTCGGACTCTATGTACTCGCCACCACGCTTATGCACCCCGTCCACCTCCAATTTGGTGGCCGTCAACTTGCTGCGAAGGGTCGACAGGTAGCCTTTGAAAATCAGTTCCTCGATGCTGGTAGGTGTAATCAGTTGGCTAAAAATAGCAGGCTCATCTGTGATGTAGCCATGCCCCAAACGATAAGGTGTAGCGCTCAAACCGATAACGCGAAGGTTCGGGTTGATAGCTTTCAGGTCATTAATCAATGTGCGATAGCCGCCCTCGTCTTTGTGCCCTATAAGGTGGCTTTCATCGCAAATAATTAAATCGCAATGCCCTATTTCCTTGGCCTTGGAGCGCACTGATTGGATGCCTGCAAAGGTAATGGGTTCACCTAGTTCTTTGCGGCCAAGCCCTGCTGAGTAAATGCCCAATGGGCAGTTAGGCCAATGCTGGCGCATCTTTTCAGCGTTCTGGACAATCAATTCCTTAACGTGGGTCAGCATTAGCACCCGAGTTTCCGGCCACGATTGCAGCGCGTCCTTACACAGCGCAGCAATGATGTGGCTCTTGCCTGAGCCGGTTGGCAGCACTAGGCAAGGGTTGCCCTCGTTGCCTGCCTCAAACCATGCGTAGAGTTCGGTTATGGTGCGTTGTTGGTATTCACGGAGCATCAGAATCCCCCAAAAAGTCGGGGTTACTCATGTTAGGTGCTTTCGGCGGTGCAGGCAGTAGCATCCAGTGCGTCACGCCTTTCCAAGGCTCTCTGAAACATTTCCATTCCCAATCCCAATCCCACTCATAGCCGCTAAATCCAACGCTATGCCACCAAATCCAGTTTCTTGCTGGCTCATGCTCAAACTTCGCCACGCACACTGTGCCATCGTTGACACAAATCAAAATCGGCGTGTTGGTCGGCGGCAGTCGTTCCGCCATTGGCACCCACGCACCTGCAAAATTAATCATCCCACCACCCTCCCATCAAACTCAGACCTGATTTTATTTACAGTGGTGTCACTGCAAGCCTTGGCATTGGCAAGCAATTCTTTGCTACCGTACACGCCTTCACCTGGCTCACCATTAGCCAAGCCCTGCCCGTCAATCTCATAGACCGCAACCCAATCGCTGGGGCTTTCTAGGCGCTTCCAAGGCACCAGATCAGGGTGCAACACATGGGCCTCGCAGCCGGTATGCTGGGCATCAGTTGGCACACTGGCGTCCCACTTGGCGCAGTGCCACGTACTGTCAGCCATTGGGGTAATGTGGGCGCAGGTACGGCAATTGACCTCTTTGGTAGTCTTGCTACCGTGGCAAAAGTCATGCCCAGCGCACATCTTGCATTCAAACCATGTGGGGTCGGTGCTTATCGGTGGTGGGATTCTGTCCGACAAGGCTAGACGGTGGCCCTTGGCAATGGCTTTCACCGCATGGTCTTTGTCATACTCTAAGCGCTCGGTGTAGATGCGGTCATCGTCTTTGCAGATAGCCACGTACAAAGCCCGTTTCAATTCAGTGCCGTGCATATACACTTGGCACTGAGTAAAGTGCATTGGCTTAGACTTTGCCACGCCATTTTTCTCTAGGTCGTTGAATGACTTCAGACTGTGGGTTTTGAACTCCAAGACGTGTTCAGTCTTAGGCGCACCAGGTACGCCTTTGCCGATACCGTCCAAGCTGCCCCTGACGTGGCTCCCAAAATTTACTTGGTGCTGTGTGCCGGTTACGCTCATGCCAATGGCCCGAAGGTCGCTGACAATAGTGGCCTCCTCATTGTTGCCACGGCGAAACAAGCGCAGTATCCGGCCTTTGAATTGTTCTTGCACCGCCCAGCGAAACGACAGCCATAGCCAGCGTTCGCAGTGGTGGCCTAGCATAGAACAGCCCATGTGCGCCCTTGGCCTCTCTAGCCGCGCCTCATGGGCTTGGTCAATCAGTGAAGTTATGGTAATCTCGGGTTCTGGTATTTTCATGTGTGTTCTCCTTGGGTATTGACCCCGCCTTAATCAGCGGGGTCTTTTTTTGTTTACTTCTTAGCCCAAGGTGGTGCAGCCTTGGCAGGTGTAGCGCTAGGCGCTACAGACTTGAACGGTGCAACAGCCGCAGGTGCAGCACCTCCCAGCGCCCGAAACGCTTTAATCTCGTTGCCAGCGTACTCGCCAGTACGCACCGACAACTTGATGCCCAGGTTCCCGCCAATCAACTGGTCGGTGTCGGACACCTTCGCCAAGCCAATTGCACGCATGATGTCACCCAACTGTGAACGCCCAATCTCTTCGGCCTTGGTACTGGCATTCTTGATGTTGAGGTTTCCAAACACCACGCGACCTTGGTGGCTTGGGCCGGTCACGGTGTACTTGCAGGCAATGTATTGGCCATCCCCTGCTTTGGTGGGCTTGATTTCAGCACCCGTGATGGTGGCGTTGTACCAACCCTCGGGGAGTGGTTCAAAGTTGCTAGTGCCAACGGGCAAAGTGTCTACGCTAAATTCTTCGTCTAAAAAAGCCATGATTAATCCTTAGTGATAGTAAAAGTGGGGCGTCCAGGTGTGGACGTAATTGCACCAAGCAAAGGCTTGGTTACAGCGTCAGCCGCTGCACCCCATGCCTTTGCATTGATCTCGGGTTTCCAGCGAAAGAGGCTAGAAAGGTGTTCGGACAGACCAGCTTCAGCGGCCAACACTTGCAGTTTGTCGGCGTCAATCTTTTTATTGATTCGGCCTTCCATCTTGACCACAAAGCCGTTTTCCTCCTGTTTCATGGTGCCATCAAGGTCTTTGGGAATACCAAAGTGGATAGCTAACTGATCTTCAATATCGCGTCGGTCAGCAACTGCTTTGGTTTCTGCTTTTTTGGCGTCTAGCCATTGTTGGAAAAGGCTCATGCTGCACCGCCAATCTTGGCAATAATCTCGCCCAGGTCAGGGGCTTCCCATGCGCTTAGTTTGCCGCTACGGTCTTTGGCAAGCCATAGTCCATCGCTATCGCACATCAAGGCACGTTGGGTATTTCCCTCGGCATCCTTCTCAACTCGCAGCGCCAGCACCTCATCAAAAAAGTACGGCAAGGCTTGGCCGGTCTTGTTTCCAGGCATTGATGGGCTATACAGTACACGCCCCATCTCGTCTTGGGTTTTCTCTAGCTTGGCAGTCATCAGAACATGGCGACCAGGGATGTCGCGGAATGCCCGAATGATGTCGGCCATCTGCTCCTGCATAGCGCCATAAGCAGCGCGTGGGTCTTTGTTTACCTTCTTCTCGTGGTTTAGACAGACTTCAGCGATCTCACTAATGCTGTCCAGCGCTACGCTCTTGTACTCAGACTCCAGCACCCAACTGTAAGCCTCCCGCAAGTCATCCATCGAGGCGATTTCAATGTAAGGCAGATCAGCGTCTTGAATGGACAATAATCCACCTTCGGCGGACAGAACTACGGGGCTTGGCAATGTCTTAATCAGACTTGTCTTACCCGCACCAGCCTGTCCGTAGACAAGCAACTTAACACCGTTGGCACTTAGGCCGCTGGTGCGCTTTAACGATATAGCCATGTGGCTCTCCTTCTCTGTTTGCGTTACCGTCTGGACTCAGTTCGTAACGTGGTTGTATCTTAGCACAGGTTCGTGGTACAGTGTCAACAACTTTTTAACAAGGGACTAAAAATAAATGACAGACCTCGCAAGTATCCTTGGTGGCCCTTGGTCGCCACCGGCACAAAAACACATAGATTCCCCAGAGGATCAGCTAAAAGACGCCATGCTAGGCGCAGGCTTAAAGCCACCGGAGGCCATACACCTAGACGGTAAAGTCCACCGCTTTAACAGTGGCACCAAGGGCGAGAAAGGCCACGACAAGCCTGGTTGGTACATAGTTTTTAATGATGGCGTACCGGCAGGGCGCTTTGGTTGCTGGCGCTCTGGCGTAGAACTTACTTGGAAGGCAGACATTGGCCGCAGCCTGACGGTAGCAGAGGAAATGGCACAGTCGCGCAGGCTCTCAGAGGCTAAGGCGCAGCGCGATGCAGAGCAAGCTAAGACCCGAGAAGTGGCCGCTAACACCGTGGATTTAATCTGGTCGCAAGCAGGTGCCGCAAGCCCCGAGCATCCCTACCTACAGCGCAAGGGCATACAGCCCAATGGCGCACGAATTACGGGTGACGGGCGCTTGATGGTGCCTCTGTATAACTCGGACGGTGAACTCTCCAGCATCCAATACATTGCCGGTGACGGTGACAAGAAATACCACCCAGGGGGACAGACCGGCTCAATGTTTTGGCTAGTTGGCAGCATGGATGATGCCAGCACTCTCTACATTGCCGAAGGCTTTGCAACAGCGGCCACCATAGCCGAAGTCACGGGCCAGCCTTGTGCCGTGGCGTACAGCGCAAGCAACTTAGTGCCGGTGACTGGAATTTTGAAAGCAGCACATCCAGCATTGGACATTTGCATTGTTGCCGACAATGACGTTAGTGGCGTAGGCCAGCGCTACGCAGAGCAAGCCAGCGCCAAGTATGGGGTACGCATGACAACACCGCCAATTGAAGGTGACGCCAATGACTACGTTCAAGCAGGGCACGACTTAGCACTGCTTTTAAAGCCCCAAGTCGCAACGGATTACCTAATTCATGCTGATGGGTTTTCGGAGCAGCCTGCGCCTATTTCGTGGCTAGTAAAGCACTGGATACAAGACAAGGCATTGGTGATGGTGCATGGGCCTAGCGGTGGCGGCAAGACGTTTGTGACCTTGGATTGGATGCTGCACATTGCCAGTGGAAAAGCAAGCTGGTTCGGCCACAAGGTAAGACCAGGCAACATGGTGTATTTGGCTGGTGAAGGACACCACGGCTTGCGAAGCAGGATTGCGGCATGGAAGCACCATAACAGCGTCACTAGCCTGAATATGTGGGTTAGCAAGTCAGGCGTAGACCTTAACACCGCCGAAGGATATTTGAAGGTGTTAGAAGCAGTCAGGGCGCTCAAAATCAAGCCAAGCGTTATCACCGTGGATACCCTGCACCGATTTATGGCCGGTGATGAGAACAGCGCACAGGACGCCAAGACCATGCTAGATGCCTGCGCTGCGCTCATGGAAGAGTTTGGATGCACCGTAATTCTGGTTCACCACACGGGCGTATCAGAAGAGGCCCAACACCGCGCCCGTGGCTCAAGCGCATGGCGTGGAGCCTTAGACATTGAGATCAGCGTCATACCCGCCAAGGGTGACAAGTCTATTGAGATTGTGCAGCGAAAGAGTAAAGACGCCGAGATGGCAGTGCCGGTCTATGTTGATCTGGAATCGGTAGCGATACCTGGTTGGTTTGATGAAGATGGAGAAGCCGTTTCCAGCGCAGTGGTGGTAAAGGGAGAAGTGCCAGAAAGCAACAAGAAAACAAGCACTGGTTTTGTATCGTTTGAAAAAGCATGGTTTGCCACTGGCGCAGAAGATCGAGGCGGCGCACCGTACCTAACTAGATCGGCCTTAGTGGACTATGGCAACACGAACGGGTTGCAGGGCACCGCAGCCAAGCGCATTACCAATGCAGTGAAACCAGACTTGGTTAGCGGCTCGTTCATTGAGCCGTTGATAAAGTCAGAAATTATAGAGCCCCATGAAAACGGCTGGATAGTCATTGACCCCGGCACAGCGGCGGCAATGATTTTGAAAAGAAATTCCCATTAACTTAAAAAGTGTGATAAACTTTAGCACATGAACAAAAAATTGACCCAATTAAAAGCCAAGCTAAGAGCCGCGCAAGCGGAACTTGCTATACGAACCCGTACAAACAACAGTGCGTCACGGGCCTACAACAAGGTGACCGCAAGGATTGCCGAACTGGAGAAAAAAATTGTTGACTTGGCGAAAATTTCAGAGTGAGTTGCCCAATTACAGCGAAGCCGAACTATTGGCTTTGCTTAATGAAGAACGCAACCAATACAAGCGCGTGTCAATGTTGGAACGCATACACCAGCGTTATTGCACACTTAGAGCCAATCGGGAACGGTTGGAAATTTTAAAAGAAGGAAGGAAACCATGAAATCTTCACAAGAAATGTATGACGCAGGGTATGCCATACCTCAATACGACATTTCAACAGTAAAGCGAACATGGCGTCACAAAGACAAGATTTTTACCACGCCAAATGACGTATTCGTTGAAAAAATAATGTGGAACGGGCATTTGATGGACTTTTTAAAAATGGAGAAAGTTGATGACAGCGCAACCAGCTAGGTACTTTGCCTTTGGCCCTTATAAGGCCGAAGCCGTTGGCCCCAATGGATGGTGGGGCGTCAAGAACAAGAACGGGCTAAACGTCCTTACGTTCACTGACCGCCCAGGCCATGTGTTTGCCCTTGAAGCCGAGGCAAAAAGCCTAGCCGACGAGTGGAACAACGGCAAGGTGTTTGAGTACCCGCCAGAGCCGGTGATTGTGCCCCGTCTTCCAGACCCAGTACATGACGCTCGGTTTGGTAAGTACATCCGCAGCCAACGGTTTTTAAACGGGCGTTGGGTGTCGCCCATTCCTGTAGACAAAAACTGGGCAAAAGCTGTTGATGAATATGTTGAAACGTAACCCAAAGGAGAGAATTAATGAAACAAAGCTACACACAAACGCCTCGCATGATGAGTGAGGCCACTTGGACGACTGGCGCTTATGGCGTTAGTTACAAAAAGTCACGACTTAGCATAATTGGCGGCTATCTTTTGGCCTTTGCTATTGGCGCTGGCATGGCTGCGCTACTGGTCGCATGGTGGTCGGTATGAAAGTGCTACGCCGCCACGGCACCGATGCAAAGTGGAGCGCCAAGCTAGTGGAGGAATACGACATCGACGACAAGCACCACAAACAAGCAATTACTAATTTGATAAACGATTTAGCGTCACTGGCGGTGGTACGCAACAACTACATTGACCTTGAAACCTTACTGAAACTATATGACAAACACATTGGAGAATACAAATGAACTGCTGTAACGACTACGGCAACTGCGACCAAGGCCGCGATTGTCCAATACGCAAACAACGCGCACAAGAAACCTACAAGAAGTTTTATGAAATGAACGTAGAAGTAGCTGACCCTTACGAGGATTTTTTCAGTACATTCAAAGTATTGATTGTCTTAATTGCTGTGACAGCCGCTTGCACAATGTTGGCTTTTTTTATATGGGGGAAGTGATGAACGCATATTCGCAATGGTTTTTCTCATACGGCTGGCTAATTGTTTCGGCATTCGCCTATGGCTTGGGGTTAAAAATCGGTCTCAAGGGTTTCTATGTAATTCTGCCTTTGGTTTTTTTTGCGCTGGTGGGGAAGTGATGAATAAACAATGCAAATTTAAACAAGGACAGTGGAACTGCGGCAGCTACCAATTCAACTTGTACAAATATGACATTGACCAAGGCGATTTGTGTGATGTGCATTACTGGCAAGATCAAACGCAGAAGGCCCGT